TTTTTTCTGTGTATGTATCAAATAATTCAACCTCCAATGATTTACATAAACCTGCAAGAGCAAAGTAAGTTTTGTTATCCAACTTTGAATCACAGATCTGCAATGTGTTATCTTCTGTATCCAATGTAACCTCAGTCCCATTCTTACAATACCACACAATCAAACTATCTTGTGTTGTTCCTACTTCTTCGTTGATCCATACTGAGATTTGAGATACTGCCCAAATAATGTTTTGTGTTGTCATTGTCTGTTTTTTTAATTGTGAGGAGCTAAGATAGGACTATTTGGATTCTCAGCCAAATATTTTTCATATTCTTTTTCTATCCATTGACGGAATTGATACTCCTCGTCCTCAAGATCAATGTCTAATACATTGAGTTCCATTTCTTCGTATAAGCGTTTTGTCTGACTCATTTTTGTTGATTTTTAAGGTTGTTGATAAAAGAATCAAGTTTCTCTGTTTTGAGATCACCTGTCTCAATATATGCCTGTAATCTGTGAGCATAAAGTAGGATATTCTCAAAGGTTACTTCAACCCCGATCATACCCAATACAGATATTGCATTACTGAGACAAGAAGTTCTTGTAATGATCTTCTGTTTATACTCTTCAAAATCTTGTTTTCTTTTCCAATACTCTGGTTGTGTGTCGTATTTTGTTGCCATAATGATGATTTTAGATTACAAAAATAGGGGTATAGGTTGGTATATCCAAATATTAGCACAAAAAAACAGGAACTTTTTTAGGATTCCTGTTAATAGCAAAGTCAAAATGTGGGAGCATTTAGAACTTCAACAAATCTATGATATTATCTTGGTAGAATCAATAGTTCACTGGTTCAACGAGTAGGTTCTCGTCGTCCTCAAAATATTCTTTTACCTTTTCAATGTGACCATCCATATAACTCACATCATGAACCATTCCAACCTCTTCATCAACCTCATGAATTATATCCTTGAAATCCTGAACCAATTTAACAACTTGTTCCATATCCTCAGGACTTGTGTATTCATTATCCAATACCTCTTTTTCAATCTCAAATATCTTGTCTGCAACAATAGCAGCTGAACGAATCATACCAACTGTATCATCGTTTACCTCCATTGAAATCAGATGTTTGAATGTTTCCACAGCACCAGGACACATGTCAAAGTTATCTGGTCTATAACCAAATATATTCAGGTCCTCAGCTAAAACGATTGTTGTATTAGGTGCAACAACCTTTGTTGAACAGGCGGCATATGCTTTCTTGTAATCTTTTCCTCTAGCCTTTTCTTTTGCAATACAAGATCCAAGAGCACTATCCTTTGGAACTTCAGCAAAATCCTCCAAACGATTCCAATACTTGTAATAAGAATTGAAACTTGTTAAACAGAAGATTGATCTTTCCTTCATGTTCGGATATTGTTCTCTCATTTTTTTATTTGACGCACAACGCTTCAAATACATTCCTCTGTTCTCCGACTTACGAGGCTTGATGATGAATACCTCTGTGGCTTCATTATCTTTCATTTTAGACATCTTCTGTCTTAGTTGGGAATAACATATCCCCAAGGCTTGATCCCTGTCATATTCGTCAATTATTGACCTTACACAACGGGGTATAAATTCTTGTTCTGTCTCTCCTGATCTTGGATTTGGAATTGGCATTGTTATAAGTTGGCTTTAAGTCTTTTATTTTCGGCGTGCAATTCGTCTATTTTCTTCTCCAATTCTTGTATCTTCAGGTTCAAACCATGTATTTCTTCTTTCAAATCGTCAATTAATACCTTATAACTGCTAATCACAATCTCCATATTTCGTAGTATGGCATTGTCAGTTTCTGCTTGTTGTCTTTTCTTTGACACAAACCATGAAGCAACTGCTGTAAGAATATTGGATAAGAGTAATATTAAATTGTCATTCATAATTATAATCCACAACAAGCATATGTTGGGTCTGAATAAATCGGCATGTTATTGGGTATTCTATCATACATACCTCTACGATTACCATTTGTTAATTGTATTCCGCTGAAGTAGTTGACCGAGAGATGAGGAAACAACCCTTCTGTTGAATTATATTGATATACTCTTGGATAATTTCCTGAGTTATAAATTAACTCATCAATCATTCTTTGTTCAAAGAATTGTGCTCTATCATTTGCCCTTTCATACATCCATTCCATCTCTTTCATTGTGACAGTATGATCAGCAGAAGTTACGATACCCGCGTTTTTAATTCTCATAAAAATTGAGGGGAGTGCTTCACGATATCCAGCCCATATTAACATGGGTTGACAGAAGTATTGAAGGAAATTATTGTTTATATCCGTCAAACTTGAACCAGAAACTTGATTAAGTAATTCTACATAATAAGGACGACCTATGATATATTCCAAACGAGTCTGTTGCACAACGCTAATAAACGGGAGTAAAACCGAACTCGTAACATTGGGATCAATATCAGTAAAGTTTTTTAACTTATTCTCACTTACGAGGAGTATATTTTGAGGCACAATTGCTTGAGACATAATTAGTTAGATTAGTTATTTATAGTTTCACTTTTGTTTATATCCAAAGCTTCAGTCTTGTCAACTGCAACATCTTCGGTTCTTGTTTCGTTGATAGTTTCAACAGGAGCAGCATCAGGGATTGTAACCATGTTAAATTGTTCCACTTCCAATTCTGTTTTAACACCATCACGAAGGGTTAGGATCTTGTTGAATACGGAAAGTAGTTCAGTCTGTAAAGGTTTAATCACCAAGTTATTAAAATGATCTTGTGCTTCAAGATGATCTCTTTGGGATAGAGCACCAGGAGTGGAGATTCCCAAGAGTTCCGCCGAGGAAATCTGATGGGCGGTTAGGATCGCTTGTTGAACACTTGATCCCATCTCAATCCACATTTTATCTGTTCCTGATGGTTGAATCATTGTAACCTCAGGAGCTTCTTCCTTTGAATTTGCAAAGGTTAGTAGAAGTTTTGATGGATTATTACTTGATGAATACTTGGAAACCAAGGTGTTATAAATATCCTCACGCTCTTCTGGACCAGGAATACCTGAATTGATACTCACGAATAAAGATGGTTGTAAGTTATTACAAATGGAGTTATACCAATAGTTGTAGATTTCCACCTCTGTAGAAACGGCAGTTGCAGCACCCCAATAGGTAGGTGTTGCATAGTATTGATTACCAACGCTATGTGTAGTATAGTAGAAACATTGACTTGGCTCTTCTGTTCTTACATCAAATGCTGGTATTCTTCTTGGAATGAAAGGTGCCTTCTTCGGATTAACCCAATCAGCAGAATAGTAATAATCATTTATTCTATCATGCATGTCTGTTCTACCTGCTCTTAGTTTTGATGCGTCCATATAATATAAATCAAAACCAGCATCACGATTTTTTCTCCAAACAACATTCAGGGACACGCATCCGTAAAGCAGGAAGTCCAAAGAAGCTTTCTGCCATATATCATATATGTTATCACCCATAGGATTAGCCATCAGTAATCTTGTATTATCACCTTCTTTGATACTCAAGGATTCCCCTCTTACGCCAAACCACTTTGAATTTAATGCTGCGCGATGGGTGGGACTTGAATTGAATAATCTAATAAGTTCCTGAGGTGCGAGATTTGAAGGACCATAGAAGACCCATGGCGTTCTTGTATTGATTAATAAGTTCTCTTCAATGATTGGAACTTTGGCTACAGCAAACTCAAATACATCAATTGGATTACTTGGTTTTTTATCTTCGGTCATACTAATAAATATAATATATTGATCCTTTAATCACCTACGGGGAAATTCCATACCTGACTTTGGAAGTCAATTCTTGGAAGTGATCTCACCCATGCATAATTTGGATCTGTTGTTTGATTTATTTCTTCTTCAGATATTACCCAATTCCCATTGAGATCCTGAACGGGATTATAATAACAATTATCAGCATAAGTCTTACCTGATAAGTTGTCTCTTTCCCATATTGTTAAAACGCCTACTTTACTCATATCTTATACATTTCGTCCCAAACTTGTTTGATAAGTTTGAATAATATTATACAATGTTTGTTGTTCTGTAAATCCAAGACCAGTTCCAATTGTTGCGAATGCATATTGGTTGTCATAATATTGAATTATTGTTCCACTGTTATTTAACGCTCCAATTATCACAGAAGATGTTGTGGCTCCTGTTGTTGCTCCATTATTGGTTTGAGCAACAACACCATTTCTATACAAGTTTTGGAATGTTGTGGCTGTGGTTGTAATCAAATTATAACCTTGTGGTTGTGGTGTTCCACTTGAGGTGATACCAGCAGTTTCTGTTCCATAATAATATCGTGGAGTTCCTTCTTGACCAATACTGAAATATGTTCCACCAGGGGTTGATACTCCAATATAGTTTTTACCACTGCCAGTATACACTGTGTTATTCAACATATACACAGATAAGTGGTTATTGATCGGTGATACAGTTCCACCTGATAAGAATGTGTCGGCATAACCAGTTGAACCATTTGATGTAGCTCCTGATGCGTTATGTGTCCATCCACCATTGAATGTCAATCTGTATGCACCATTGGTATCAAGAGGATTGATTGCATTAAACTTATGTGCTCCTGCTGTTCCACCTAAGAACGGATACATAGCTGTAATCTTTGAATAAAGACTATTACTCTTCAATGATACGAATAGAGTATTGGTAGCGGCTGATTGTGTTAGATTAACTGATCCACCAGCACCCACAACAGCATTCAAGTAAGCAATAGCATCAGAATCAGTAACAATAGGAGTGGAACTCGGTGTTGGGGATACTGTTGGTGTATTCGTTGTTGTTGGAGATACAGTTGGAGTATTCGTCTGAGTAGGTGTCATTGATGGTGTAGCTGTGTTCGTTTGAGTTGGAGTATTTGATGGTGTTTGTGTTGGCGTTTCAGTATTCGTAGGTGTTACTGTTGGTGTGGCACTAGAAGTTGGGGTGTTGGTTGGCGTTCCTGTTGGTGTCTTTGTTGGAGTAACACTTGGGGTAGGCGTAGGAGTCCCTGTTCTCGTAGGAGTATTTGTCTGAGTATTTGTAGGTGTTTGCGTTGGAGTTCCAGTATTAGTTTGAGTAACACTTGGGGTAGGAGTTGTCGTAGGGGTTGTTGTCGGTGTAACGAAAGGAGTTTGAGTTTGTGTTGCTGTAACTGATGGAGTTGGTGATGGAGGATTCAATTCATCAGGAGCAAACAAGTAGTTTGAGTTATCCTCATTTGAAGATATGAACTCTACATAATAATCATTTGTTGTATCAGCAGAAGTTGCGATCACAAGAGCTATACCTGTCTCAACAACATTATAGGCTAATGCAGGATCAGTATTTGGTGGAATCTGTGCTATTTGCTCACTTACGGTATAGGTATACTGACCTTCAAAAGGGAAGGCAATCTGACCTGCTCCCTGTCCTTCAACAAATACAAACTCATCATAACGATTTTGATATGATGATACATTAGGTAAAATGAAATTAACCTTTTGTTTTGTAAAGATGTGAACGAAAGAAAATAACCATTGTGGATTCGGTAATTCAGCATTTTGTGATACTGTTACCACCAATGTATTCTGTTGATTGGTTTTGATTATTAGCATGGTAATAAATATAACACAGGGAGAAATTAATCTCCCCGTGTTTATTTTAATAAGGAATTATTGAACTGAGATACCTTGAGCTATTGAAGCCAAAGAACCTGACAATTGATTCGCAGGATATGGTTCAAGTGCACCAAATGTGATGTTATATCCATTAGCGTCACCAAGACCTAATCCTGAAACGATTGTTCCTGCAGTTACGAAAGAACCATAAGTCTCTCCCATGAAGAAGTAGTCTCCGTTGTTATCTTCAAACACGATAGCTAATCTTTGAGATTGAGCCAATGTTTTTAAGATATTTCTTTTCGCCTGCTCCATTTTATTAAAGTATGAAACTAGCTCATCGCTATAAAAAACTGTTCCCGCTTCAAGTGAAGCATTTACAGTTGAAGTATAAGATGATGTAGTTCTGATAAGTTGGTATTCGTAGAAAGTTCCTGTTCCTGAAATTGCTGTGATAGTATCAGCAGTAGCACCAGTAGATGTTTTTGTGATTGAGGTAATATTATCCCAATCTGTAACCCACATAGTTTTTATACCACCGACATTGTCTCTACAATCAAGAACGATTCCAGCTGTTACATTACAAGCCATTTTATATGATTTAAAATTTCTAGTTTATTAGTTTGATAATGGAGAGGATTTCTCCCCTCCATCATTTATTTTTTTATCTGACAAAATTACAGACCGTTAGTCACAAAGAACTGAGGAAATGCGATAGCAGAACCAATTTTCCATGCTGACATTATTCTAACTTCTTGAAAATCAACGCTGAACCAAGCTCTGAAAGAATCTTCGTCTGACATTAAGTCAGTTCCAGCCATGAAATATTGTTGAGGTCCACAAGCGATAAGATCACTTGAAGCTGCATCCAATCCAGAAACGCCTACAACCTTAATGTTAGTTTGAGGGTGGAATGTTTCATAAACTTGACCCAATGTTGGTTCACTGAAATGGAAGTTATTAACTTGTCTGATTGACTTCAAATAGCATTTGAACTGTCTTTGAGACATGAAAATAACCAAGTCATCTCTACCATAGATGTTGTCATCCAACTCTTCAATGATATTATCAATCTGCTCAAGAACTTTCTCAGCTTTGTCTTGAATTGAAGTTCCTGTAACAGAACAAAGTGCTGTAGCACCTGTCAATTTAACAACACCAGCTGTGTTATCCAAAAGCTCAATGAAACCTGAGAAAGATGAAGAAGCTGAAGAAGCACCCCATAATAGGTTTTCATTATACCTTTTTATTTGTTTAGTTTGTAATTCTACGATCGCGTTTTCAAATGGAGCTTCAGTATTGTATGATCCATCAGAAAGATACTGACCCAACCATAGCGTGTTTAGCTCTTCCAAGCAAAGAGAAACATTCGTCTTCAGTGCCTGCACTGTTACTGGAACTACAGTAAAAGTTGTGTCACCACTATTTGACCAACCACAAGTTGTTCCTGTTTGAACAACAAGAGTTTCAGAAAGTAGGTTAACATTTTGTGTGCCCTTAATACCAGGAACCACATTTACATATTTCATCGTTTGAGGACTCAATACCGCTTCTGAGATAATGTCTGGAGACAATTGATCAACATATGCTGATAGACCCGCTAAATCGTATGAAAATTTCTGTCTTGATAATCCTTTAGATTTCATTTTGATATAGTTTTTATTTTTAGTTTTATTTTGATGAAAGCACTTCTTTCATCTTTTTGAATCTTTCAAACTTGTTGTCTGATTCAAAAGTTTTTTCTGTTATGGTTTTTTGGTTATACACCTTTTCACCTGCTGGTTCTTTTGAAAACTTCTGAAATTTTGATTCCAACTCAGCATTTTTTGTTGAGATTAAATCAATCTTATCTTCCAATTTTCTAAGAGCCATTGCAAAAATTTCAGCGATCTTTTCCTCAGACATTTTCTCCTCTTCAACATTGGACCTTTCGGTAATAACGCCGTCTTTGGTTACAAATCTGATTTTGTTCTCGTTTCCACTTTCGTCTTTTAATACTACTTGGTGTTCTCCATCAGGAGCTGGTGACTTAGCACCATCTTCACCAAGAACTTCAACTTTCTCACCAACATCAAATGTTGGAGATTCCAATTTAGCACCTTCAGCTGATTCAGCAATTGTGAATTTACCCTGTGCTTCCTTGTCTTTTTGGGATTGGATTCCGTCAATAGCTCCACCAACAATTGAGATGGATTTACCATCTTCTGTTTCGTAGACACCATCAGTCATTGCTGATAAGTTTCCATCATATTCAACCTTCTTTACTTGAAGACCTATTGCTGGCATATCACCACCAACTCTCATGATTGAACCATTTTTCAACTTGACATCACCAAACTTTTCAACCGCTGACATATCTTCGTCTTTAATATCCGCTTCTTCTTTTTCTTTTTCAACTTCCATATCACCCATCTTGATCTTGGAAATCTTACCATCAGAAACTTCAATTTCAGAACCATCGTCAAGCTTATGAACACCATCTGGTGCAGGAATCATTCCTTCTTCTGTAGAAATATAAATCGGAGCACCCAATTCCAACTCACCTTCAACTTGAACTGCCATTCCTTGTTCAGTCTTAGCAGAATAAAATTTCTGTGGAGCTAGATTGAGGATCTTCATTATCCTTTCTATTGCTTGCTTACTATTCATCGTTAATTGATTTTAGTATCGTCTTTATTTGGTTTATTTGTTTATCTTCTTTGGAGAATATAGATTTCTCAGCGAATAAACCTTCCACCGAAAAACCTGTAAGAGCCTTCTCTTTAATAAGTTTCCATACCTTATCATCATTCACCTTCATGGCAACAAACCAAGTTCCACTCGGTAGCTCAAAACCATACTTGTGGGATTTGTCATAGATCGGATCTTCTGATACCCAAGACTCTGTAATAAATACTTTGTCTGAACCTAACTTTCTTCCGTTGTGTTCAATACTTGTCTCGTCAGTTCTTTTTTGTTTTAAGAAACGATCTGCCATTTGTTTTATGGACTTCTTGGAAAAGAATACATAATATAAATTTCCAAGTGCATCATAACGATGTATCATTCTATTTGGCACCATTGCTGCTCCAACAAGGATCTTTTTATCCTCATCGTAAGCGAATGTCATTTTTTGTTTTTCTAATTGTTGTAGTTTTCTTTCTGACCACTTCAAACCAGCTTCTCCACCCCAAGCATCATACATCAATTTTCCACAACCCTCTTCATAAGATTTTGATGATGTTAAATCACCCTTATGTCTTGAAAGATATGAATACATGCGCTTGATGGTATCAACTGAGATGTTTTCACCCTTACTGAGTTGCGAAGCTCTTTGTTTACCCACACCAGTTCCACAAGATCCCCAACCATTTTCCTCAGCATATTTAACTGCTCTCGCAGCTGCTGCTTTAACTCCCTCAGGATAGTCAGAAATACTTTCTGCAAAGTCGTCCTCAGTCATTTTAATTGGAACACAATTTGGAACTTCTTTACCATCCACCACTTTTGTCCCTATTGCCTCATACCCTTCCCAACAAGCATCTTCCAAACCGAATGCTTGACCAGTTCTTGGTTCACCTGGCTTCCAATCTGTTGGTGATGGATTAGCTTTTGTGGCATCATTTCTTGTATCAGGTCCAATAACAACATCATCAGTGATTAATCCTTGTGTAGATTTTGCATCATTGATAATCTTACCTTCTTTCTTATAAACAAGTCTTACCCATGCGTGTCTACAGTTGAATGATCCTCTCCATAAGAATATGTTATAAGAACCAAACTCAGGATTTGATAGTCTTTCAATATCTTCTATGGTGTAAACTCTATTCTTTCTGAGCATGTCAGCACAGAACTTTCTATTCTTTTCGTCTCTTGGACCAATGTATTTGTATCTTACTCTAATCTCGTCTGTGTCAAGTTGGGAATCAGCATTTGGATTTGAGAACTTCTGCTGTTGCATTGTATAAACAGTTGAAGGAGTAATCTTTTCTACTCTAACAACTTCCCAACCAGCTTTAATTAAATCAGAATAACTCTCACCAAGTTCATCAAGTTGAGGGTTATGATCACAGAAATCATCTTCAACAATTGTATATGGATTTAGTGTTTCCACCTCTTCCATTTGTTCCAATTGTGAGTTGAATGCCATCCATGGCTCATCATGAGCAGGTCTTGAAACTAATGATATAGCTTCAATACCAGCATCTTCAAATTCATCATCAATGAATAATTCAACTATTTTTGTTGTGCTCATCTCTTGTAAATATATTAGTGATTGATTTATACCACTTTTAGATAATAGATCTCTGTCTAATTACACGATCAAACTGTTGTTGATTGGATATCTCCGTAGCAGTAACATAAGTCTTAATTGGACTTTCTTGTAGGGTTCTAGCAATTGTTTCCCCAAGTGTATCTCTACTTTCTTTAAGATTGTTGTTAGCTGATGACCCAACTGATTGTGCTGCGAATTGTGGCATTGCACCATATGAGTTGATTGTTTCAAGTAATGGACCAAACATTTTTGATGACCTTGAATTAACAACAAACTCACCATTAGATAACATTGCTGATATTGAATCAGATTGTTGACCACCTTGACCATATACATAACCACCCTGTGCTCTCTTAACAGCATTCACCGCAATTGGAGGAGGTGGAGGAGTTGGGGTTGTTCCACCACCAGTTCCACCTGAGTCTGTGGGAACTTGAACAGCCAGGATTTTTTTAACATTCGCAATACCTGCTGCAACAGCCGCAGCTGCTGCGATAGCACCGAGTGCTGGTCCCACAACAGGAATACCTGCTAACGAAGCATAAGCGGATACTGCGGATTGGTATGTGTCAATTGTTGTCTTAGCGATTGCAAAAGCCTTACCAGCCTTTGTGTCTTCACCAACTATCTTTGACAAGTTTCCGAATGCATCACCAATTGCAGATACTGTATCTTGTTTTGTTTTTCTTTCAAGTAGATCTAATTCTCTACGAGATTTTGAGATCTTGATTGAACGAGACAAATACTCTTGGTCATTGATTGCCCCTTTTTCTTTTAGAGCATCTATGTCGGCTTGGTATTGCGTTTGTGCCGCTCTTTGACCATCAAAATATTCCTTATCAAATCTCCTGAACTCATCATACTGTGAGTTAAGTCCATCCACCTGATTTTGGTAGGACATATCAAGGGTCTGTAATAAAGCATCTTGATATTGTTTGATTAGAGCTGCTCTCTCTTGTTCATTCAGATTTAAAGAGGTTGTGAGAGCTGTCTGTAATTCTTGATATATTCTAAGTTGTTCTTGGTAGTTTCCCCTATTAGCCTCAAGTTCTGTTTGTAGTCTTGTGAGTGTGTCTTTGTTGATTGCCTCATTTGCCAACTTGGCATACTTCTCTCTGAGTGCTGCCTTCTCAGCTTCTGACAACTCTTCATTCTGTAATTCTATCGCTAGTTTCTGATCGTAATAACTTTGTAGAGTTTGTAGATCAGTATTCTGTTTGTCAATTTCAAGTTGTGCTAACGCATCAAGTTCTTTAAGTTTTCTATCGTTTCTTTTCTTCTCATCAGCATTTACAGCATCTTCTAATTTCTTTGCATATTCCTGACGAGCTAACTCTTTCTGATTCTCATTATTACCTAACTCTTTAAGTTCAAGTGCTAATCTTTCATCAAGTAGTTTCTTGAGGTTCTCTCTATTTGTATTCTCACTCTCAATTTCTAACTTGATTGCAGCGTCTAATTCAGCCTTTCTATTCTTCTCTCTTTCCTTCTGTTGGTCAAGTTGGAAGTCTAATAAATTCTGTTGTAATTCCCTTCTGAGTTTTATGATCTCATCAGAGTAATTCTGTTCAGCACCTTTAAGTCTTTTGTTTGCTTGTTCAAGTAGAGCTATTCTCTTATTGATACCATTTTGACTTATGTTGAAAAGTTCTTGTTCTGTTTTACCAGCTATTTTTGCACGAGTGAGTTGAGCCTTTGTTTCTGCTTCAATGGTTGCAATTCCTCTCTCAGTTTCCTTTCTAACTTTCTCTTGTGCCTTGGCTAATGCTTCATTTGCCTTTGCCGCTTTGTCAGATCCTTCAGCTGCTTTCTCTGTGCCAGTAAAAAAATCAATCAGTAATGAAGCACCCGTTGATAAAAGTTGGATCAATAAACCAATACCTAAAGAAACCAAGACAGCTTTCAGTGCTATCAACGCACCAGTCCAAACTCTTGTGGCAACTGTTGCCGCTTTCTGTGCGAGTGTAACTGCTCCTGTGGAAACCACATTAGCCCCACCTGCGACAGTATTCGCAGCTAATGCACCTGTATTCTGTGTTTCAGCAGTTGTATTAACCTTTTTTACAGTGGTATTGGTGGATGTAACATTTGTATTTTTCGCTGTTGCATTAGTGTTATTACCGATTTGTTCAGAGAGTTTGTCTCTTATATCAATATTTTGTTGTAATTGATTTCCTAATTTGAATTGTTTTTCTGAGAAAGCATCAATTTCAGCACTTTCTGCTTTTGTAAATTCCCTAACTTCGCTTATCGCAATTAGTTCATCATATCTTTTTTCTTCTGCGGCAGATATAACATCAATCTGTGCTTGAGTTGCTTGAATGTTTTTTTCAACCTCAGCTTTTTGAGCGATCAGTTGTTCGGTTTGTTTTCTTATCGCATCTGTTTGTTGTGTAGTTGCTGCGACATTACCTAAAGCAGCCGCTTCACTCAGATCAAATCCTTCACTTACATTTTTCGTTGAGTTAAATAAATCCCCTTGTGTGTCAGCTAATTTTTTTGCTTCCTTATTTAAACCTGTTATATTATCAAAGATGCCAGCTAAGTCATTAACCAATCCTTTGAACTGATTTCCAATATCTTTAAGTGAGAAACTTGAGAATGTCTTTAATAATCCAATTGAGTTATCAAGCTTATTTGATACATCACCAATAGGACCAGGTAATAACGATAGGGTGTTGAAGAACTCCCCACCTTTGGTATTAACTCTCTGTAAGGAATCCTGAGTGTCATTGATTTTATTTCTCAATACCTCAAACTCTCTTGATCCCTCAGGTAATTTCTGTAGTTCTTGTTTGAATATTCTAAGTTGCTGTGTTAATGTGAGCGTCCTATCCGTCGCGATTGTTACATCGTTGGAGTCCACATTGAATACGAGCTTTAAATTTTTTGTGCTAGTTGCCATTTTCTAACCAATTGTTCATTAGTTTTATTGTTTCCTGATTTGAAACCAAGTCCCCTAATCTATCTCTCAATAGATCCATATACATCACGATCTGTCCTTCCAATAAATCTTGGTTTTTAATCTCCTCGTTATTAACAAATATTCTTATTTCCATAGTTTAATTTTTTTAAGCATTACATGCCGAATATGCGTTCTCACAAGTTACACTACCTCCTTGTAAATTTACAAGAGTATGTGATGATGAAGGAGTCACTGACCCTAACACACGATATACATTACATGGACTAGAACCCCCACCAGTATAGTAATATAATCCAACAGTTTTTGGTGTAGATGTTTTGAGATTTGATGTTGTTCCCGCAATACAATTATTTGGAGGGGCTGAGTCTTGAGCATAAAATCTAACTTCATAGTGGTAAAATGTTGCTGTTTTTGATGGTGTCGGAGTTGGTGATGGAGGAATAGTTTGTGTTGGGGTTGTGGTTTGTGTTGGGGTTGTGGTTTTTGTAGGTGTATTAGTAGGAGTTACTGTTGGTGTAGCAGTATTAGTTGGTGTTACCGTTGGTGTTGATGTTTGAGTAGCAGTAACAGTTGGCGTCGGCGTAGGTGTTGGTATGTTCTCAATAAAAAAATCAATATAGTTTGTGCAAATCCCTGTTGATTGACATCTTATATTAAATGCGTTATCAGGAACTGCTGATGTTTCATAACCATTCACTAATGCGGTCCTACTAACTCCTACAGCAAATGGCGTCGTGTAGTTATCGGCATCACTGTATAAATCAAATGGTCCTGTTGATGATCCCGCATATGTTAAAGTAATTAATACATTCATTTTTTTAATTTGTGCAGTTACCACAATTATTTGTGGCATTTATAAGTGTTACAAATGGGTATGACATGTTGGTTGGAACTTGTCTCCATATAGCTAATGCATTATATCCTGTTTGGTTATTATTAGGACATACATAAGTTTTATTATGATTTGTGCAATAGAATATACTAGGTGCAGCTTTTCCCTCAGGCCATTGAGTCAATGGTGTATAAGAGTTGAGATAATACAAACCACAACTTGTAAAGAAAAGGCATGAAATACCTGAAGATCCTTTTCTAGCTAAATAATAAGAATATGAATATACTTGTTGAGTTGGAGTTACAGTTGGAGTTACTGATGGTGTTAGTATCGGTGTCTTGGTAGGGGTGATTGTAGGTGTTGGCGTTGTCGGAATATAATAAGTCGCATTACCTTCTAATTCACAAGCTTGACAATCAGATAATCCGTTTACAGATACAAAGTTCCACTCTGTATATTCTTCTTGGAAACATGAAATACTATCATAAGTAAAATTGACATATGGATAAATGTATTCTATGAATGGTTGTCCCCTTTTGAATATTATTGTTTCGCTATCAACACCATTGGAAACAACAATGGTATAATCAGGATGATCTGATGGATCAACCCCACCTTGAACGCTGAATGTTAACTTACCATATTCATCATCATAAATTAGACCATCATTTGGACATTGAAAGGGAGCAATAAAATAAGTTCTACCTGAATAGAAACACATAACTGGCGGAGTGGGAGTTGGTGTTGGAGTTACTGATAAACATGATCCATCAATTTGTGCATTGTTCAAATTTATAATTGGTTTTGTGTCATCCATACAAATGGATTGTGTATATGATAGTGTTGACGCTGTAACAGAACCATCGCATGTTGTCCCTGAAATATATTTTGTTGTTCCTACTGGTCCGTTATGTATGTATGTTGTGCAGCTCATAATTAAACTTCTCTGATTAGTGTTGTATTGAATGCTTGGATTATATCATATAGTTCTGTAACCTCATCATAAACAAGTCCTGAACCTATCGTTACAAAGTTAAATGTGTTGTCATAGTATTGGATAGGAGTTCCATTGTTATTCATCGCAGCAATGTATATTTTTTGATTTATCGCAGCTACAGCTTGACCTGAATTACTTGTTCTAAGTGTTCCATTTCTATAAATGTTTTGACTCGTATTAGCTGTTGTTGATATACAGTATCCACCTTGTGGTAATGGTGATCCTGTTGTAGTATATCCTCCTGTGCTTGATACACCATAAAACTCTCTTGGTGTTCCCTCTTGTCCTATTACATTGTATTGTGATGAGTTTGAAGCTCCAATGTAATTCTTTCCTGATCCTGTATAAACAATGTTCTGAGTCATATAAACTGACATGTGCATATTGTTTAGAGTAAGAGCAGATGAGAATAAATGAGTATTAGCATATGCGTTTGAACCGTTGGATGTTGAACCACTATAACCATGTGTCCAACCACCATTGAATGAAAGTCTATAAGCAGCATCTGTATCGGCTGGATTTTTAGCATTGAACTTATTGGTAGCAGCAGATCCTCCTAAGAAAGGATACATTGCTGTGATCTTTGTGTATATTCCGGCATCTTTTAGATCCAAGAACAATTGGTTTGTTGCTGCTGACAGTGTGAAGTCTAATACTCCACCAGCAGTTACAACAGCATTTAGATATACTTCAGCATCAGTGTCATAAACAGGATTACAAGAGAAACAATCAATGTAAGAACCTGTTTCTTCCCATTGTGTAAATTGTGTATATGTTGTTGTTACACCTGACACACATTTAACAATTGAATTTGATGTATTGGTAATCTCATAGATATCTCCTGTTGTTTCAAGATTCGCTTGTGTTGATACGAATGTATATGTTCCACCTGAACTACATTCTACCCCATTATAGTAGAAGAACACCTCAGAAGGAATTTGTTGTGTTAAGTTGAATTGTGTTCTACCAGTGCAACCACAATTACCATAAACACTAACACCACTGAATGTGTAACCTGATGAAATGTAATAGTGCCTATAGTCATTCAGAGGATTGTAGTTTCCAATAGATACAGAATGACAACCAAGATTATTTAAGTTATCATCAAATAGTTCAACAAAATTACCTGCGTAAGCATATAAATGATAGTTGAGATCTGAGTTGGAATATCTTGTTGTTCCACTAGAACATGGAGTTAAAGTATATGATAGTTTTCTATGACCTTCATATTCTTTTGTCAGTTTTATAAGTTCAATATCACAAACACTTGGCTCCAACATATTAAAGTTGGTGATCTTATTAATTCTGAAATAGGTGTTATTGATTAGGATTTTTTCGTTCCATCTCAAACCTTGAACATCTTGTGGAAGAAGGTATATCTTACAAGAATATACTTTGTTCTCCTGACTTATTAGATCTTCAACATAAGGTTTGTAATAGATATCATATAAATCCTCAGCAACAAACTCAAAGTTTCTGCTTGTTACATTTGACTGATCCTCCCCACGATAATTGATGTAGTGACTAAATCCTGTATAGTTGAATGGATATGTTGTGAATCTATTTAGGTTTTGGAAACGATCCATCTGTGTAGATTCAATATAATATGTCTGATATTTTGTTGGTTGTGTTACAGTTCCACAAGTTGTTCCTGTAGATGTAAGTGTCACGGTAGGATAAGGGAAACATACAAGTGCTGCTCTTACTGTTGATGAATCACCACAATCGTTAATTGTATTTGATCCGACAGTAGGATAGAAAACTTGTTGATTACCAAAACAATCATCGTAATAGATAGGACAGGTAGATGTTGTGGTAAATGTAATACCACTTGAACAAGTTGATGAACCAGTTGTTGTTCCTGTTCCTCCAATATAACCATAGTTGTCATTTGGTAATGTAATACCTCTGAATATTAGTTTTGGTAATATCTTAAATGGAACAAATGTCTGTAAGGTAGTTCCTGATTGATCCTGAGTTTGAACCTTTGACATTGATGATACTGTAATGTATGGGGTAAAAACATTCCCAACTGTAATATCAATTGGGGATGAGAATATAAAATCAAACTTTGTTGTGTCATTCTTATATGGTAAGTTCAGATTGAATAAGTCTGAACCGAATACCCTATTGGCTTGTTTGAAGAAGTCATCATTGGCATAGTCTTGATCCTTCTTGAATTGAAATTCCAATGTTCCATTAACAAATGATGTTGTTGGTATTAAAGATTGTGTCTGAGCATAATCCACCTTTGTTGTCCAATCCAAAACCACTCCCTTACCAATATAATCCACAATCGGTTCAACAATCAATCTATCAGGAGCATCTGGATTTGGAACTACAATAAGATTAAACATCTTATTTATTGATGTAATGAAATCAATTTGTTTATAATCGTTCTCAGGGAACTCCAAAGCATAATCTATGGTTGATCCTGTTGGAATGAATCTCGGAGGATTAATGATTTGTTGAGTATATCCTGAGATAAAAGAAAATTCACCCAAGAAATAAAAACCGAAAGTAGATGTTCCTGTTATTATAAGAGACCTATCAATTGATACTGTTGATGGTTGGTTATCACAGAATGTGTTGGAGTAGATTACCTCTGTTGTGATACCATCATAAAAATAGAGAACAGCATAAGGGAATTGGAATAATGAATAGTCACAACCCTGAGTTGGATTTACTGTGAATGTAAATCTGAATTGATAGGTCTCTGAGAATTGTTCGTCTATTGTTATTCCTGTTGTGGTGCCTGAGAAACCTAAATCATTACAAGTGATGGCAGAGATTGGATTTAACCAAGTTGGTGTTGTTGGATTGGGTGTTAGAACTTGGTTTGAATAAGAATAACATGCTACCAAAGCATTTCTTGGATAGATAGTTTCATCCAAAAACTTTTGTGGTAAATAGAACTTTCTAAAATATGATGTATTCATGAAGTCTGATTCCAACTGATAACCAGCATCATTGAATATTTGTTCGTATAATGTTTTTACTTGTATTGATGGTTTGAAATAATAGTTGTTCAGTGGTGTTCCTGAGAAGTCAAAATATGGTGTGGTCGGAAAGTAATCAATCCCTGTTGTGGTTGCTGAGAATGGTGAGAATTGAACGAGTGGGGTTGTGTCAAAATTAACAAATGATTGGTTATTGAATTGATAGTATTCATAACCTATACTGTATAGTCCCCAAAATGTTTGACCATTTTGGTATGAGTAATCTGTAGCGCCCGTTAGAGCAAATAAGTCAGGATCAATCTGTGATTCAAAGATAACACCATCTGTATATGGGTGTGATAAACCAGATAGGTTAAGTTCAAATAAAAACTTATCTCCAATGTTTGCCATGAGATCTCCAATCTGATTATAGAAAGTTACAGCATAAATGATCTCACCTTTGTTTATTGTAACACCATTTAGTCTTATGTGACCCTGCATGATTTCATAACCATCCCACATAAGAACAGCATCAAACTTATCATTTGGGTCAAATGTGGTTGGGACAGCATTGACATCATAAAAGAAATTGAATACTTCGTTATTCTTTTTTGTGCCAGGTAAATTAAAATTCTGTGAATAATTTGAGTTCTTTTTTGTGATATCTTGTAATTCCGCAAATGAAAGAGACAGAAGCACAGGTTCATCTTGATATAAATCTAGATAAACATATTGGTTTTGTATTGTTGTTCTTATTTGAAGCATTAGATTGGTAAGTCGTAATTTCTATATGGAGTTAATTTCAGATCTATTGTGTATTGGAATAGTCTTTGGTATTTCTGTTGGAATACTTCAACTTCCTTATTTTGAACTACACAAGGAATTAGATAAGGATAAATATAGTCCTGATTTTCCTCAGGTAACCAGTTATTCTCAATCATATAGACATAAGGAGACATCAATAACTCCTCAATTATTTTACCATCATTTTGTGTAACGAAGTTTGAATCAACCGTCATTACTTCATCTACACTACCCCAAAATACTGTATCACTTGAATCATAAGCCTGTCTGTTCCACCATTGTGTGTTTAATGACTTCTGTGAGGAATAACTTTTTTTGTTAAGACCATATCTCTTTTGTGATTTTTTGGTAAAGGTATATGTGTCCCAAATTCCGTTTCTATTCATAAACAAGAAAGATATTGGATCGTTGAAACATTCATCTCCTACCATCTTGTATTGAACAATCTCTGATGATCCATATTCATCGTAGTCAATACCCAATACATCATTGGTTAGATAGATTGCAACATCTGAGTTTGTTCTAAGGACAGGATTTGGTTTGAATATACCATAGGCAATTCTCTGTTGCATATAACCATATGGAGCCACTGTTTGTAGGTTTGTTCTACTTGTATAATCCACAGGTGCGTTTTGTATTGCATCGTAGTTATACTGACCATTACCTTGTATCTTCTGACAATATACAATTGATTTAATATTGGTGGTATTGTTATAAAGTGGATTACCAGCATACATAAATCCAACAATGATTGGACATTTGTAATAGTGTGTTCTCCATCTTGTATTGTAGACATTAGATCCAAGTATTGTCATTGGTATTGTTTCATTACCATATGTTGACATGAATTGTGCTCTTGTTGCACCTGTGCTAGCGGACCAGTTATAAACATTGGTGTCAAGGTAGTTATACTGACCAGTAAGGTTATTACCTGAGTAATAATATTTCTGAGACATCTGTTTGTTCTCTTGAACACCAGGCCAGATCATAACCCCATAAGGTTGTGTCTGTGCTGAATATGGAGATATTGTTCCACCTGTATAAGATGTATATGCAGAAAAGTTTGTTGGGACTATTGTTGTTGATGTCCCACCAGAAGTAAATTGAACCCCAAATAGACAACGATATTCATTGATCTGATAGATATTACTAAATCCTTCATAACCTCCGTTAAATCCATTAGAAAACGATATGGTGGAGGTTCTATCATTTACAATTGTTGCTTGTGATGTTGATAACTCCACAGATGTTGTATCTGAATCTGCAACTCTAACAAGATAAGGATTTGTCTGAGCTGATGTGGTAGCTGAAGTTGGGATTGCACCGAGATTTCTTGGGTTTTTATCTACAAGGTTTGTGATAATTGTTTCCACATTGAAAATACAATTACCATATTCGTTGGATGGAACTAATATACGACCTACTTTTCCGTAGTCTTGTGTTGATCCACTATCGTTTCTATAAGGGTTCTTGTAAATATCTACAACCAATCTTATATCGGTATAGGCTGAATAATCGTTGAGAGCCACATTCCATGTATGATCAGCATGAGCTGGTGTCATTCCGAGTGGCATTTGTTTTATGGTAAGGTCTAAACTCATTCTGTTCTTACTGAAGTTAAATAAACATCAATCTTTTTATCCAAAAATTGATTTATGTCCTCATCAACCGCATTTAATAAAAGCTCATATTCGGCTCTAACATCAGGTGGTAAGTTGGTAGGTAGGTTATCCAACACATTACTGAATTGACCAATTGCTTTATCATAAATATTAGCAGGACGGATACCATAACGAAAAATACTCTTTTGTATGGCAAAGGCTAGACTAAGTGATTTCTGTGCGTCACTCTGTCTTAGGTTTCTGTCTTCAATCCAATCAAGTAAAACACTAACAGGTATCGGATGTTTACCTTTTAGTTTTCTTGATTTATTGATAGCATAGGATATACCTTTTCTTTCAAATTCTACATCGGGTTTGATCCCTCTGATTTTGATCCATTGAAGTAATGAATCAATCGGAACTCTTTTTTTACCAGGTTTTCTACCCAAGTTTACAGAATCAAAATAGTCAGCATAGGTGATTACAAGTTCAGATGGTTGGTCCTGAGTTGCTGGCATGACTGTTGCTGTAAGTGAATTGTATAAATTACCTGAAGCAAACTTATTTCCAACACCTCTTTGTTCAGGATTACCATAAGGATATATTCTTTCCTTAATCTTCTTTTTCATAAGATTGACAAGGAGAGTTCCGAATCTTTGTAATTCTTTATCTGTTAATTCAAACATTTTTAAAAATTATTTACATGTAGATGGAATCCAATCAGTCCACCAGCAATTGACGCAGTTGAAGATTGAGCAGATGTTATTGTTGAATAAGAAAAAGATGAATCAAATGTTGATGCTCCTGAAAATACTAATCTATTCCCATTATACCTCAAACCAATTACATATGCACCTGCCGTAAGAGATGGAACTACACCCAATGATGCTCCTTCAAATTGTGTGGAAGGAAATGATGAAAACGGAACAATAAATCTAACTGTTGGTTGGACACCTGAGTTTGAATATTTTGCCATCAAGAAATAAACCCCTGACCCTGTCCCTGAAAAACTTATATTCCCTCCACTGAATGGTATGGTTTGTTCAGTAGCAGAAGTCAAACCTGTTAATGTTTGCACTGATCCAACTCTTTCAGCAGGATATAGACCATTAACTCCAGACTGTGCTGTATAAAAAGCAACTTCTAAAACATCGGATGTTGATGTGATTGTTCCTACACGATAGGTCATCGCAGAATAAGAATAGATGCCTGTGTCATAAAAAGCAAAGGCTTGGAGAATATTCTGTGTTCCTGCTGCTTGTTGAACACCTGTCGCTGCTCCTATTCCAAGACCTGTGTATCTCGGTTTTAAATTCTGATATGAATAATAATTGTCAATGTTGGTTCTACCTGTTGAAACCTTCATCGTTGTTGCATTACCGAGACCATCTTCTAATGATTGAAGTGTTGATGTTAATCCTGAAGTTGAGTCAGCTAATTTTAATAATCCTTGATATGTGGATTGTATTGTTTGTCCACTTAAAGTAGCCATATAATTAATTTTTGTTTTTTATTTATACTGTGTTCCAAAGTCCTGTTTGATTATTCCAATCCACATTTGTTGTGTTCCATACTGCTGCCCCGCCTGCTGGTGTTGTGCTTGGTGTCGGTGTGAATGTAGGTGTTACGGATGGGGTTGGTGTCATACTAGAACTTGGGGTCTGTGTTTGCGTATTTGTTGGTGTCATTGTAACCGTTGGTGTATTTGTATTAGTTGGAGTAACGGTTGGAGTATTTGTAGTAGTTGGAGTAACGGTTGGAGTAGGCGTCGGTCCGATCGGTAAGATTAGATCCACAGGACAAGGACATCCTGACAATGTATAACTATAAACATCAAACGCAACAACTATTTCACCAGGTAATAACACAGGTGCCAAATTAAATTGGTGTTGATGTTGTCCTGAGTTTATTGTTTCTGCTGCACAATAAACCGTTCCGAGAGATCCATATGCACATCCTGAAATGATGTAATCACAATTTGCATTTGCTGGTGATGTAAAGTTCGGTTGATTCCAAAGTATAAGTTTAAACTTGGTATTGTCTTCCAACTTTACTTCAAGGTATTGAGTTGTTACAGGACAAGTTGGGGTAGCAGTAGGAGTTTCTGTTGGTGTGCTTGTCGGTGTCTCCGATGGTGTAATACTTGGTGTTGGAGTGTTCGTAGGAGTAGCTGTTGCTGTTGGGGTCAACCACGAATTAAACGCCGCATCACATCTATCAAGAGAGTTCATAACTTGAACTGCAATCTTTGCTGTCCATCCACCAGTAAGATCTGAATACTGCTCAATAAATGGAGAACATATTACAGGATTTTGTAGATAATATTTCGCATTGAAATTACCTAGTGAATCATTAACCGACAATCTGAATTGTGAAATGATATCATCCATGATTTGATTGGTATCTGATAATACATCAATCTGATTTTCTAAATCCCTTTGAATAATATCCATCACAATAATCGTGAATGTATATTCCATGAACCCAAACTTTTGTATTACCTCACCAGGAATAACATATAGAAGTGGAAATATTGGAGAGTTAAAATGTGTGTTGTCAGTCTTATCTCTCATCTCGGTCCAAAAACTTAGATCACTCTCTTCACCAAAACCAAATGAGTTAATCTGCTTATGAAATTCTGATAGTGTTCTAAAATCATCATGGAATGTTTTTAGATTGATTGTATCATGAATAATTGTTGTCCCTGTCCAAGTGTTGAATGCTGCAGCACATCTATTGAGTGGGGTCATTGTCTTGAGTGACAATAAACCATTCCAACCATTTGTTAGATCCACTTGTTTTTCCATGAATGGAATACAATTCACCTCTGTATCCAAATAGTATTTGTTGTTGTATAGACCTTCTGATTGAGTTACGGATAATCTAAATTGTGATATAATATCCTGAAGCATTTGTAATGTATCGGATAGTGTATCTGTTTGATTGGCTAAATCTCTTTGTGAGATGTCCATTACCAGTGTATTGAAATCCCATGTCTTGTATTTTAAGTCATTCGTTACTTGAGATGGAACAACATATAGTAATGGGAATATTGGTGGTTGTGCATGTGGATTGTCCTCACCCTCTCTACTTGTTGTGTAATAACTTATCCCGTCAATATTACCCAATCCAAATGAATTGATCTGTTTGTGATAATTGGACATTGATTTGAAATCATCAGCAATTGTCTTAAAGTTTATATTCACTTGTGGAACAGCTGATGCTGATATTGATGGAGTTACACTTGGGGTTGGAGTATTGGATGGTGTAACGGAGATCGTGGGTGTTACTGTCGGAGTTGCTGTTGGTGTCGGACTAGAAATTGGGGACGATGATGGCGTTGGTGTAACTGTTGGGGTGCTAGTTGTCGTGGGTGTTGGAGTTACCACAACAGGAGCTTGGAAATATTTGTTATAGAAATAATTGTAGGTTGTGGACATCTCAGCATCTGATAACCTACGATCATAGAATAAGAACTCTGTGGCTGCTACTCCACTATTGGTTGCTTGATATTGGAATATCGGATCTGTAAATGTTCTTAGTGTTTGTGTTTGTATTGTCTGACCTGTCAATACACCATTGAACCATACTTCAGTTACAGCACTTGTTCCTGATTGATATACTCTTGTTGATCCTATTACCCATTGATTTGTTACTCCACTATAACCTGGCTCAGGACTACATGAACTACCATCAGAATAAAATGTATATGTTCTAAGTCCATCAGGTGTAACATTGAATGGATTGAATGTGTCAATTTGAAACCATCTTACTCCATTTGTTTGACCCAAATAGTTTGAGGGATTGTCTGAGTTGTAGAATGGGACATAAGTTCCACCAGTAAGATTATACATGAACCATGTTGTATAATCTGTATAAGTTCCGTAATCACCCAATTGGTTTGTTAAACCGACACCAGCTTGTGATACAGATATACCTGAATATTGTAAGGTTACAGGGTTCTGAAATCCTTGAGCATCAGATTGGACTAGTTGTCCTGTGATCCCACTAAAATAAAGTGATGGGTTGGCTAAGTTTGTAGCCTTTAGAATTGCAACCCCTGATCCACCACCGATTATCAACGATGATGTATTGGTGAAGTCAATCTGTATTGTTAAACCTGATGTAATTAAGCTCATCTATTCTTTATTTGCTGTTGTTGCTTTTTGATTTCTCTCTCCTTCTCTTTATTAAGATCCACAAGGTAGCTAAGGTGATTAAGGGCACTGATAAGGGTGAGATTAACCACATTATCAATTTGCCATACTTTGTTTTCGGCGAGTTGTGAAATTGCATGATACCATCCGTAATGACCATAAAAACTATTCTTATCTTGAGCAGCTTCACCATCAATTTGTTCTTGGAATAAAGCTGGGTAAGACTTTGAGACGCCTCGGCTATATTCAATAAAAAAAAAAGCGCTGAATTGATATACTTGATCGGTAAATCCTTCATCGCCTCAATTCTCTTTTTGAAATCTGAGTCAGCATATTTTGTTCCCTTCTCAACATACATATAAGCTGCTAGTTCATTCAGGTGTTGAGTTCTATACTTCTCGTCTTTTCTCAGGAATGTATCAAGGTCCACATATTGACCAAATGAAATGTTATTCACATCCATTAGTTCATAAGTCATACCATTATGTTCAATCTCTTTGTATAATTTTTTGTTCTCATACATCAGAATATTCTGAACAACATCTCCAAGTCTTATGATGGTTGCAGCATCTTGTTTTAGTATTTCATCTTTCTCCATACCTGTGAACTCCTCAAGCATCTTGTAGTATAACTCTTCTTCATCAAGGAGATCTTTATACTTCATTACTTTGGACCAATCAGAAATTGTTGGTTCTTTTACATTGATTGTTCTTCCGTTAAACTCAATTCTACTTTCCATATATCTATAAATATTATTTTATTGTAAGACCCATTTTATAAAATGTATATGCCAGTATTCCTCATGGACTTCATGGTCATAATATATCTTAGGGGATCTATTAGGTGGTTATTCTTGTCTTCAGGTTCGTCAAGGTTGTTACCATTTTTATCTTGTTTCCATACATAAGAATTTAGTTCTTCCCATATATGTTCTGAATCTCTATGAACAAAAAGATTGTTTCTTTTGATCTGATCTATACCTGCTAGTATTGTATCTTTCTTGACTGGCTTTGCATTTATGCCAGCTCTTACCATCTCTGCTATACCCTGTGGATTTGCTGAATCACAAATGAAATCATCTTTGAGATTTATGTTAAGGTCCTTAATCTTGTAAATAAGGTCATTTATGGTCGTGTTTCTAAGATATAGTAATTCCTTCACATAAATTGATTCGTTGTCTTTATGGACCTCTATTAAAGTCGTAGGGTCATTATACCCGAAGTCTACTGAATACCCAAGTTTCTTTGCTGATGGTGGTAGTTCAGTATATTCTTTTTGGTGTGAGAAAACAACTCTTGTTGGAATACCTTTAAGACCAAGACCGAATACTCTCCATAAATTTGGATCTCTGTCTTTTAGTTTCTCAATCTCTTCTACCTGTAGTTTTGGTAGGAAGGGGTTGTCCTTATAAGTCACAATCTTGTATAGACAATCAGGATCACTTTCCAAATCATATAACCATGACTGCCATAGTGAGGGGTTGAAATCCAATATCATTCTTTCACCAGTTCTCAGTGATAATTGAACATACTCATCATAGGTTATCTCTGTTGCCTCATTGACAAATCCTATGTCTCTCTTTCTTCCTCGTAATTTTGTTTCATCATCTACGGAGAACCATTCAATAATATTTGATCCAAGTTCATAATAACCATCAACAGAGTGCCACTTGGAATCATCATAAAGATCCAACATCAGTAAGATCTCTTTTAGATCCCTGAGGACCGATCCTTTGAGTGCTGGTAGTGTTTTTCTAATTATTGAATATACCTTATTCTCTTTATTCAATAGATCTATAACCAACCATAAGATGATGTTATAAGTCTTACCTGCTCTTGACGATCCTTGAAATACACAAACACGCTTATTGGTTTCCTGTAGTAATTGAAATACCTCCGTTGTCTGTATTTTCATTCTGTTTCTTTTCTAATGCTTCTTTTAGTTTTTGGTTGAATAGATCTGTATATCTTTTTGCAGCACCTCTCAGTCTTTCGTTTCGTGCTTTGACTCTTCTTCTGTGGGCTTTCTCCCCACCTCTCTTTTGTGATTTTGGCATTATAATAATTTACCTTGAACCGGTTTATTCTTTTCGTGTTCTATTCTCGCTTTCGCAATATCCATATACTCCTGTTCTTTTTCAATACCGATGAAATTGACCCCACATCTAACAGCCGCTTTACCTGTTGAACCACTACCCATAAACGGGTCTAATACTACTCCATTTGGTGGGGTAATGAGATTGATTAGATATCTCATTAGGTCTGTAGGTTTGACTGTGGGGTGATTGTTCTTTAATCCGTTAGTATTGTCCTGTAGTTTTTCTTCTGCTGCCGCTTTAGATGTCTTATCTTTACGAGGTAATTTACTCATCGCTTCAGCCCATTCTTCAGGGTTCTTTTCTTTGTATATTATTGTTCCATCTTCTCTTCTTGGTCTTTGATGAAATACACCTACTTCCTCTGGCATACCCTCGTTTCTATCTTTCTTTGCTGCCTTGGGACAATAGAAGAAACGACTGGCTCCACCTTTCAATGTTCCACTCTGTTCGTCCAATAGTTGTCCCGCCTCTTCATCAAAGATTATGTTTGCTGGAAATCTACCTGACTCATTATACTCTTTGAAATCTTCGTTCTTAAAATAACCATCGGGTAAATGATTTCCAAAATATTCTTTCTGGTCTTTTCTAACTCTTGGTCTATCAAAGTTGATGTTCTCTTTGTCTTTCATTTCAATCCTTGAACCATCAATATTTATTCCACCTGTTCCGTGTTTCAATACATTCTCTGCGATGGACTTTTCACTTAATGGTTTTCGTGCCATCACTATTGGTTCGTGTGCTGGTTTGAGTGCTGTTCCCCAACCTTCCCACTCTTTCGCTTCTTCAATATTAGCAATTGTAATATCAACCTCTGCTACTATTGTTCCACCAACAGAATTACCTTCACCTCCATTAAACAATCCTGAACTCTTTGTTCCAATTACTTCTCTCTCTGCTGATTGTAATAGATTTGATATTTCATCTTTTTCTTCTTCTGTTGCGTTGATTACCTTACTAATTACTTTCCATTTTTCTACTGTTGGTAATGTTGTCGTCCATGGGTCAGGTTTATTGCTTTCTGTTTTAATATATCCTGAAGCATTAAATCCACACTCTTCACTTATCTTTGATAATGATTTTCCACTCTTATCATAAAGTCCTTTAAGTTTTAATTTTACTTCATCACAACTCATATCAACTCTACCAGCAATCTTATCTATCGCTTTACCGATGTTATGTGATTTAGGAAACCCTGATCCAAATACCCACATAATCTGATCTCTAATTTGGAAACCACTATCCTCAAATGCTGTTGCCATTCTGTGGTAAGTTCGTGGTGCTGAAAATGATAATGCGTGTCCTCCTGGTTTTAGTATTCTAAAACATTCACGAGCCCATAACTCACACCAATCCTGAAACCATTTACCTTCCTTAGCTCCTCCTATTGGAAGACCTGGTTGAACTCCTTTTGAGAACCCACCTTTAACAGGACTTTTACCATCAGCAAATCTTTCTTCACTTCTATTCTTTTCTCTCTCAATTAGTTCTTGATGTTTCTGTGGATTGTCCCACTCCTTATTCATAAATCCAATTCCATAAGGGGGATCTGTTACAACTGAATCAACTGAGTTATCTGGTATTGTTTTTAATACCTCAAGGCAATCTCCTAATCTTAAATCTATATTCATATTATCGTTTTACAAATGATCCTCCAATATAACCCCCATGAGTTATTTCGTATTGGTAATTATACTTCTCAATCCATTCAATGAACGCCAGTCTTTCGTGTTCATCATATTCCACTTCATTACCATGCCAGTCATCAAACCTAATAAAGATTTCATTCCACTCACATTTGGTTAGGAACTCCAATGATGATACTGTTGGTTCATAGATATCAACATCAACATTTGCTGCTGCTAACTTACCAATACCATAATCGTTGGGGTGAGTTAAATCATGAACATCAGATAGGATCAATTCAATATTATCTCTTCTTGATAGTTTCTCTTTTGCTTCCTCAATGTTCTTTGGGATATGTCCTGCTTGATAGTCAGGGTGACCAAGAGCAAATGCTCCTTCGGTCCAATCACTACTTGATGGTAATGACTTTGATGTCTTTTCCAATCCTTGAAAATGATCTATTGTATAAATCTTTTTATCAGGGAATTGTGATGCCAGAAATAGTGCTGACTCACAAGTGAAAGTTCCGAACTCAATTATATCTCCTTTGAGATTGTATTTCTCTACCATTTCTTTGATGATGGGTAGATCACATCTTTCCATGTTGGGACTTGTATTCATTATTCATCCATTTTTTTCCAAAGTTGTTCTTTGACTTGTTTGATTATTTGGTAGTATTCTTTTGTTGCTGGTGTTTGTTCCTCTGATTGTAAGAACTCCAATTTGTCAAGTAAGGTCATGTATAAAAACCTATACTGCAAAAATGTTAGATTGAGTTTTAGTTTCTCCTCACTCATTATCTTCAATTGTTTTTTTGATTATTTCAATCTCGTATTTCTTTGTTCCTTCAATCTTCTCTCCTCCTGATGTTATATCCACTTTCTTTTCTGTGTTCCATTCATCACCGAACTTGTTTCTCATTACGAGTGAATATAAGTTTGAATTTAGGTTCTTTGATGTTCCATCTTTGAATCCTTTTCTTGGTATTGACGCCCACCATGTATGTGATGCTTCCCTCATTGCATTGACGGCTTCCGAAAAATTTGGTTCTTCGTCAAGTAATCTATAAAAAGTATCCTTTGATATTCCGAGATATACTCTCGCATCAACATCTAACATACCTTCCCTACCCATCTCAAGTAGTCTAAGTTCCCATCCATTTGGTAAGTCACTCAGTTTCTTTTTTGGTCTTCCTAATTGCATTATGTTAATCTTTGTTGTAGTTTATCAAGCTTCGCATTTATTCTCTTCTTACAGATTACATCACAATATCCTTGAACTGATTCTTTGAGGTGTGATAGAACAAATGCTCTAAACCATTCTTTTTCCATTTCTGATTTATCTTCCATTTGGAAGTAAGCTCTGGCTCTGTTTATATCCTGTTGTGTATAATTGATTGGTTCAGGATCTACTATTTCGTTGACCTGATCTTCGTGTCTAATAACCTTAATCTTTGATTTTGGAGCTTGAGATCCTCCTTTACAACCACATCCCATTTCTTTTCTTGTTTAGTATTTTTCTAATTTTGTTGATGTCCCTTGAGACGCTATTGATTGGGATTGTTGTCCTCTCTGACAGTTTTGTAATTGAACATCCAAGTTCAATGTATAATTCAAATAGTCTACCATAATACCAATCCTTACCTTGTTTAATTTCATCTAGTTGTTTCATTACCCATTCCAAATTCACTTCTGGTTCTTGGTAATCCTCATCTACTATTTCTGTTTCATCATATAGGGTATTGTAACTCCTTTTGAAATGATAATAAAATTTTGAGGTTTTGGAATGATATTGGTTATGAACAATCCTTGTAAAGAAATATAATTTTTGGTTGCTGCTTAACTCAGCTGTTTTTTTGTTGAGGAGGAACTGTTCAACACAGGTTTGCAATAGATCGTCAATATCATTTTGCCTGCTGACTGATCTACATATTTTTTTTAATTCGTCAAAGTTGGATTCAATCCAAATATTATTCAAAATCTTTGTTAATATGAGTTCATCTAGCCAACTCATTTTTCCCTTTATAAATAACTCTTGGATAATATACATCATTGATCCATGTGTTGTTTATCTTCTGAATGAATCCATTGTTTGCCATTTTGATAATGTGATCTCTAATTGAAAAAGGTGATATTTTGAAATCCATCTTTTCATAGATCTCTTGATTGGTTAAAGGTGTGAAGTCACCAGTCTTTTCAATGTCTTCTGTAATAATTTTTAGGATTGCAATCTGTCTAGGGTTTGTTAGCTTCTTCATAGTTTTTTGATAAATATACTATACCTATCCGTAGGAGTAAATAATCTTGGATAAAAAAAACCCTGATAAGTTTTATCAGGGCTTACGAGTATTGGTAAAAAAAAATTTGAATGACTATGCAGAATCAACCAATACCTAAATTAAATATAAAAACTAATTGAAAATTCCATAGGGTAATTCCTTACTTTTTTTAATTAGATTGGTGAGTTCTTCTTTTTGAACTAGATTGATTACAAAATCTTTTGCTTTTGATTCTTTGATTTCGTTGGAAGTATTCATCAAATATTCCATTATGTATTCTTCTGAGGTTAGATCTCCATCTTGAATTTTCATCATCATTTTTTCATACTGGTTCTGATCCAGTGTTACTTCATAATGCTTGTAGAAAACTTCTTGTATTATAAAATTAAATGTCTTCATCTACTATTCTTGGGAACATATCCATTACTTTATTTCTGCATCTATTCATGATGTCTACTCTTTCATATTCTTCATCTTGAATGCTCATATCAATTTGATGCCTTAAGATTTTTAAATATAAATAAACATTCATTGGATCTTGAAGCAGATTTCGTTGGTAATGCTCCACAATAATGGAACTAATTGCATCTTTATCTTCTTCCTTCAACTTAAAATAATCTCCAACTGGTATATTGTATTTCTCGTTGAGTAATAATCTTAACTTATCCATATAAGTAAAATATAAAAATATTGTATTACTTCCTATGTTTGATTGGTTGCTTGTATTTTGTATCGGTAATAAATCCACCAGTATTCCAGTTATTCAAATGAGTTCTTTCATTAGTCTTAACATTTAATAACTTATTTTTTTCTAATACTAAATTTACAGCTTCTGATCTGGAAATACCTTCTTTCATAAATGCTTTAACTTCAAACATTTCTTCTTGAGTAAGTTTTAACGGCTGCTGTTTTTTTCTTTCAACTCTATTGCTCATTAATTCTTTTACTCTATTATTTCTTTCAATTTCCTGTATTGATATAATATTCTTTTTCATTTGTAAAATATAAATAATCTTCTTCAACGAGACAACTAAGCACACTTATAGTTCCCTATATTTTAACCACACCCAATAAGTTTCGTAAGACCAGTTCCTATAATCCCCCATATCTTACTTATCCTTATTGACCTCTTTCGTATCAGGTATGTCTTAGTTCTATTTGAATTATTCCACCCGTGAGACCCTTATTCTCGTTCCGTGCCGATTATACCTTCAGGGCGACATTGAACCTTTTCCTGTCAGTTCAAATACTCTCAATAAATAAAAAAACTTTTTGGGATCTGAATAGTATTTATAAAAATGGAATCAAAAATTTGTAGTAAATGTAAAATTGAAAAACCTCTTTCGGATTTTTCTATCAACAAGAATGCAAAGGATGGACTGAACTATAAGTGCAGACCTTGTCAAAATGCTTATGGAGCAATGATCCAAGCACATTATCGTGAAAGAGCCAGAAAAAGGGGAAAAGTATTCAGAGAAAAAAGAGCCAAGGACAACAAAGAAGTTAGTCACATAGCCTTCAAATCCTTCAACTTCACCAGAGACCATTCTAATACCCTAAAATTCCTTGAAATTATTGGCTATGACATTACACAGGATTTACACGAACAGTTCCTCCAGAGGGTTCTAATGAAGCATGGCGTGGTATTAACACCAAAGGGTAGACCTAAAGATAAATTATCAAAATATTGGGAATAAAAAAAGGTCTCATTTCTGAGACCAATTTTATTTATAAAACAACGAACAATTTATAATTTTTTTGTTAAACCAACTGTGACCATTGTTAACTCTCCTAATCCTGCATTTATTGTTCCTGACCAATTATTGTTGAATGAATGATCAACACCAACTTTGAAATAAGGTCGGACCAATTTGTCAATCACAACACCTTCTTCAGCTTTATAGAAATTGGTAGAGGATATACCAAACCCTAAATTTACACCAGTCCCTTCATCTTTTTCTGTCTTCCAGTATAGAGCAGTAATGTGAGTGAAATGACCAGCAGTATAACTCCTTGAAGTTCCATTGATATAGTTATTCAATTGTTGTGGAGAATTGTTGAGACCCCAAGAATAACCATACTCCAAACCGAATTTGTCATTGAATTCTAAACCAACCATTGTTACTGGACTATATCCTACATCATAGGTTGACTCTCTTAACATTGAGATACCAGCAGATGATGTTGCTCTAATTGTTTGAGCTTTGGAAACATAAGATGCAATTAGGACGATTGCGACCATCATGATTTTTTTCATTTTATTTTTATTTATTAGTGTGCTAAGATATGATGTTAATTTGATTTCTCCAAGAGTTTTTTGAGAACGATGTATTCGTAGTAACGAGCTAAGTCATATACATCCTTACTAAAGAAAGCTCCGATACCATAGATCCCGTGATCACGATATGCTCTAACATCTTTCTGAAAGGATTTGACTATACTAGCATATATTGATGGTGATTCCAATTTCATTGAACTGAGTTCGTTGTATTGTTCTTGAGTGAGTGGTGTGATTAAAAAGTCCATGATGTTTGTTTTAATTGTGAGGTGCTAAGATAGGGATTAATTCTGATCAAACCAAAATTCAATTTGTCTATTTTCTGTCATTTCCTTGAAAACAATTTGGTCATCTACAGTTGTTATGAAATCAGTATTTTCACACTCAAATGAACATAGGTAGTCAATAACATCATCTAAGTTTTGAAAATCCTCATAACCACGCATAATATGTTCGTATTGTCCTGAGGTTAAAATAAAAAAAGGTGTTGCTTGCCAGTCGGGGTGTTGTGCTTTAATGATTCTCATCGTTTATTTTTTAAGTATGAAGTGCTAAG